GGTATCAAATACTGGGCGCAAAAAAACCCGCCGAAGCGGGTTGGGTGAATCAGTAAAACTTCTTTTCTTGAATGACATCATTGGACATCCAAAATTCGGCAAGTTTGGTGATGCCCTCGTTTTCAAAGACAGAGACAATAGGGGTACTTCCACCGAATCGGACGGTATAAAATCGGTCTCGACCAAACTGTCCAACTGCATGAGCCATCAAAGTTTTCATTATTTCAATTTGCATTTTAATCTCCATTAGGTAGAAAAAACCCACCCTTTCGGGTGGGTTCCTAAGTTAGACAGTTAAGAGTTAGGCATTCCAGACAGTACGGAATGCTACAACCGCTTGGTTGAATCGCTTGACGTCAAGATCACTATTGTTGCCCCTTGATACCGCATTACGCAGACGCGTTGGTGCGATATTCTTGAGCCAATCGTCTACGAATTCATCGAACGTCTTATTGGCAACCCGTTCGCGTTCTTTGCCGTCGTTGGTTAGTTTCTTAGCCGTGCGCTTAAGATCACCTAGACGGTTAGAACAGTAGGTACTGCATTTGTCGCGTACTGTCTTGATTAGGCTATGCAGTTGCGGGTTTTCATCTTTCAACTTGCCGAATTCTTGATTAGTAAAAGAATACGCGAATTCGACGCCAACTGTAACGCGTTCCGTCTTATCCGATGGTGCTTCCGATAATTGCTCGACGTTGGCGTAAACCCCATTTAATACCGCGTATGTTTGGGCTGGATTCAATTCGTTGAATTTCATCCGATAGCCGTTGTAGAGCTCGTCTTTAGCCTCTGGACTAATCGTTTCAGGGAATCCCGCGACTGTATCAAGACAGTATCGGGCGACTGATTCAATTGTCTGCGTTGCCGATGCTTGACGGTATGCACCATCTTTAAGCGATTTGAAAGAAACCGCGTTTGCGGCAGTACTTGCTTTTGTCATGTTCATATCTCCATAAAATGAACGATTGAAATATCAATAGGGCGATTTCCCTACTGACGAGTTAATACTATCCTAAGTGACAGCTTATGTACAGTTTCACGAGGGGATGGGACACTATTTAACGATGCGCCCACCACGCACGCGCCCAGTTGCGCCCAGCGAAAAAGAACTGGTATCACGCTAGTAGTAGGACAGCTACTAATATATAGAGGGCACAAAAAAAGGGAGCCGAAGCTCCCTGTGGTTAGAACGGAAGGTCTACGTTGATCTCCGCTTTCTCTTTGGCTTTGCGTAGGTCATCTACGTATTCCGTCATGGTTTGTGCTAGTCTGAAGAAGTGTTCGTCACCGAACTGCTCCCAATGATCTAAACACCAGATGGCGTTCTTCTGCGCCTTCTCAATAAGGTCACCGTAATACTCAGCTGAACCGATAGGTAATGTCTTCATGATGATCTCCTAAGTGGGGGCTTTCGCCCCCGTTGGTTTAACGATAGTAGCGTGTTGCTACTGTGCGTCCGAACAAGTCAGTAACGATGCCGAACATATCTTGCTTCGGGTAGCTGTAAAGCCACTGCATCGCTGATGCCTTAGTCCATGCTGTGTGGGCGATCTGCTTGTTGCCCCATTGAATCTCTACCAAATACATAACGATCTCCGTTGTCCCTGCGATGTTGCAGTGTCTACAGATTAACCAAAACGGCTGGAAATGTAAAGTTTGGCAAGGGATTGGCGCACCCCCACCCCCCAAATTCTCGGTTAGGAGTCCCGCGCCTCCCTTACTCTTTAATCTGCACAAATAACCCCCCATTTTCCAAAACACCCCCCACCCCCTACTGTGTTTTTTCACAGTGTTTACTAACTCCGACTTATCAAACACCCCCCGGGTAGGAGTCCCAGACACCCCTTGCACAAAAAATAATATATGGTATAGTTTGACCATTCGAGGAGAACCTCTGCTGATATGTCCGAATTAGTGCCGCCCATCGAGGAAAATATTCCTTTGCCAGATAACGCTAAAGAAGCGTTCCCTGATCTGTCGCCTGCTCAAGAGTTGCAGCAACGCGCTAACGTTATTAAGTTGATGGCGGACTTAACAGGCAAAACAATCGATCCCACCGAGGAAAACGCAACCCAAGCTAAAGAATTAGCTAAGCAAATGGTGAGCGATCCTAAGCTGCGACCCGACTTCGCTAAATACCCTAACGAGACTCTTGCCTTCCTTGCCGGAATGGTTGCTCAGATGAACGTGTCCATAGTGGATGAGCTATCTGACTTAAAGATGTACGTCGTCAACAAGCTCATCGAAGAGGTAGAAAATGCCCGCGATGCTAAAACACGTGTGACTGCTCTAACTAAATTAGGCGAAATTGATGGAGTAGACGCATTTAAGAAGCGTACAGAGGTAACTCATAAGCATCAGACCATTGAAGAAGTGGAAAGTGAGTTGCTTGAGACTCTAAGTAAGCTAAAAACACGTGTCATTGATGTTGATGCAAAGGTAGTTACCGATGTCAATGACGCTTAGTCAAATACACGAGCTTGAAAAGCTCATTCCACACATGGCTGATGCGGATAAACGCCGCACAAATGAGCTAATTAAGAAGTGGTATGCCGAGTCTACACAGAAAATAGGTAAAGATAACTTCCTAACCTTCGTAGATCACGTGTATCCGGGCTATAAAGTAGGCCCACATCACCGCCGTTTAGCCAGAATCTTTGAAGAAATCGCTGAAGGCAAGAAAAAACGGGTTATTGTCAATATTGCACCCCGTCATGGCAAGTCTGAACTTATATCTTATCTAGCACCGGCATGGTTTCTAGGTAAATACCCTCATAAAAAGATCATTATGGCGTCCCACACAGCTGATTTGGCTGTGAATTTCGGTAGAAGAGTGCGAAATTTGGTTGGTTCTGACGCTTATAAAGATATTTTCCCGCAAGTTGAGCTTCAATCTGATTCTAAATCGGCATCACGTTGGGGTACTAACTTCCAAGGCGAGTATTTCGCTATCGGTGTAGGAGGTGCGCTGGCCGGTCGTGGTGCTGATCTTTTTATCATCGATGATCCTCACTCAGAACAAGACGCAAAGACTGGAAGACCCGATGTTTTCCTGCCAGCGTGGGAATGGTTCCAATCCGGCCCTATTCAACGTCTAATGCCCGGTGGCGCGATCATTATCGTCATGACTCGTTGGTCTAAATTGGACTTGACCGGTCAGGTGATTGCACAAATGGCGAGGGAAGAGGATGTAGATGAGTGGGAGGTTGTGGAGTTCCCGGCGATTTTGAACGATAAACCCCTGTGGGGGGATTTTTGGTCGCTGGAGGAGCTGCTGTCTAAAAAAGCAGGCATGGACCCGCGCTACTGGCAGGCTCAGTACATGCAGAACCCCGTGTCTGAAGAAGGTGCGCTGCTGAAAAGAGAGTGGTGGCAGATTTGGGATAAGGACGATCCGCCGCCATGTGAGTTTACAATCATGAGTCTTGACGCGGCCCAAGAAGCCAATAACAGGGCTGACTACAACGCGTTGACTACTTGGGGTGTGTTCTTTAATGAGGACACAAAAAACTTCAACATCATCCTGCTAAACGCTATTAAGAAGCGGTTGGAGTTCCCCGATCTCAAGAGGTTGGTGTTAGAAGAGTACCAATTATGGGAGCCAGACGCGTTCGTGGTGGAGAAGAAGTCCAACGGTTCGGCGTTGTATCAAGAACTCAGACGCATGGGTATTCCGGTAGGGGAGTTTACACCGGGTAAAGGACAGGACAAAATATCACGTGTGAACGCAGTCTCCGACCTGCTGGCCTCCGGCATAGTGTGGGCACCTGATCGCAGGTGGGCTAGAGAGGTCATGGAAGAGTGTAATGATTTTCCTAGTGGTACTAACGACGACTTGGTTGACTCTACTACACAGGCTTTGATTAGATTCAGGCAAGGTGGGTTTATTCGATTACCTACTGATGAACCAGAAGAAACCAAATGGTTCAAAAGCGCTCGACGTGAGCGGTTTTACACAGTTTAAGGACATATTATGGCAATGGACAAAGGTTTATACGCGGCCCCCGAAGGCATTACAGATGTAGAAGATTTGGAGCAGCCAGCTATTGAAATTGAAATCGAAGACCCAGAATCAGTAAGTATTGGCATCGACGGTATCGAAATTGAGCTGG